CCCTCCCCGACTCGAACGGGGGACCTGCGGATTAACAGTCCGTCGCTCTAACCAACTGAGCTAAGGGGGAACAATCATATTCATAAACTTGGCTCCCCCTCCCCGACTCGAACGGGGGACCTGCGGATTAACAGTCCGTCGCTCTAACCAACTGAGCTAAGGGGGAATCGTTTATGATTGAAAAACTTGGCTCCCCCTCCCCGACTCGAACGGGGGACCTGCGGATTAACAGTCCGTCGCTCTAACCAACTGAGCTAAGGGGGAAGCGTCATGCCTTTCAACGGGGCGAAATATTAATGACAGCATTGCAAAGTGTCAACATAAAAACTTCATAAATTCAAAAAAGAAGCTTATTCGATGTTTTTATGTTCGATCTGAGCAAAATGTAGCTGAAAAGCTCAACATTTTTTGCTTAGCAGCGGGGGATCTATGTCGAATGCATCACTTTTTTGCATGCTTTTTGAGCTGAGTCATTTTTTAAAAATATAAAAAAGGTTTCTTTGCTAAGTCATTCTTTACCAAATCGAGGAAATCACTATTTATGTAATGTTTTTTTCGGATGGCAAAAAATAGATCTAATTCTTTTCGTGGCAGTTCCCACTCCTGATATTTTTTCGTGTATTTCCTTAATGAGGTAAAGGTAGGCTTCCCCGATTTTTGATAGAAAATTCTAAAATTAGTTGGCTTCAATTATACACAAGGTAATTTTAGTTCTTTTTATCAGATGTTTAGCTTGTAATCTTTCCTTGTATTTTAATTGTCATACTAAAGTTCACGTAGCTGTAACTAACGGATCTAAATGGGTAACAGGGAATAGATAAGAATATACGGGAATATACGGGAGGAATAAGGGTTTAAACGGTGTTTTAATAAAATGAAAGCGCGATCAATAAAGTGCGAATAAAATGGGTAAAACTCCGAACATCAAAAATAACACGGGTTAAGATGGGTATCTAAAAAATTACCTCTGCTTTTAATATCCTACCTAACAGGCCAAGTGTTTTTAAAATGTATGTTAACTCTACTGTGCCACCATCCAAATTAAATTCAAGGTCCTTCCTTTCTGCGTTATCAAAAACTAATTTAAGCTGAGTATCTGTACGAATCAACCTTGCAGCAAAGTGCTTGCCGCTCATCGGATTTAAGAAAGCGTATAAGTTGCCAGTAATAATTTCTCTATCGTTAATGTCTATATAAACACTTGCATTAAGCGGAATCTGAGAATGTGACTCCTCATCCAATTTAATGACACTTAAATTACCAACATTGTATTGTGCGCTTGAATCTTCGATGCATTGAGAACGTAGAGCCTCTAATGAATCCTTTGCTTTTAATATCGCAGCATCGTTTGCATTCGAGCACTGCAACCGCTTCATTAATATGTCTATGAGCGAAACGTCTACCAAGTTTGCAAAGTCAACCAGGTAATCAAAAGGCGGATCTCGTCTGTCTTCGTAGTTTGCTTGTGTGTTTCTGTGTACACCTATTTGCTTAGCAACAGTGCCAATATCTAACAACTTTCTCTCTCTGAGTGATTTCAAATATTGATTGAATGCAGACATATTTTTTGTGTTCGGATGATTAATAAAGTGTATTAAATCACACAAGGCAGTGCATACAAAATAAAAAACCGTAAAAGTATTTAATTTGAAAGCGCGATCATTCGCGCTTTAAAGCGCGAAGCGCGATCCCATCTTTCAAAAAATTTAAATTTAGCTATATCAATCGCTTAAGGATTTATTTACACGATTGTGTTAAATAAATCTTGTGTGCTGTAATTTGTATGCGTATATTTGTGTGCATGAATACAAAATACAACACGAATGAGTGCTTTATGGGAAGTGAAAATAGCTTAGGTTGGACAGTCACAGAAATTAAAGCTGCATTAGAAGATGAGGGCTGGTCATGCCGCCAATTGTCGTTTAGCAGAGGCTACTCATCTAATGCAGTTCAAACCGCGTTGCATAGGCCATATCCAGCAATTGAAAAGATAATAGCTTCGGTTGTTGGTGTTAGCGCCTGTGAAATTTGGCCTGATAGATACGGTGAAGATGGAAAACCGAACCGTAAGCCTGGTCGTCGGAAATCTGATGGAGATAAATAATGGAACTATTTACTGCACATCAACTTGCTGCTTACTTACAAGTTAGTAAAAGATGGATCCAAATCAAAGCTAAAAGTGAGAACTGGCCGTTTGAAGAAGTAAACAGCCGAGGCGGCAAAGAGAGAAAATACTCAATTAGCAATTTACCTAAACACATTCGTGTGCAGGTTGAGCTGGCGATATTAAACGAAAGTAATTCATCAATCGCTCAAAGCGGCAAAGCATATTTAGCATTAGATGAAGATAAAAAGCTAAAGGAACAGCAATTATCAGAGCAAATTAAACAGCAAAACCTAAAGCAACTTGCTGCATTAGAAAATATTGATCCAAAAGTAAATGCAAAAATCTACATATTAGAAGCTGCTAACTCGTTTATTGCATCCAATGCGCTTGGAAAAATTGCAGGGTTAAAACAATTTAGTGAACGTTACAATCAATGTCGGCTTGATATACCCACAGAATACAAAGCGTTAATACCTTCGGTATCACGTAATACGCTGATCCGTTGGCAAGATACTATCGATCAAAAAGGTGTCGCTGGCCTTGCACTTAAGCCTAAGCGAAAAGGTAAATCTATCATCGATTCTGACAAAGAATTAACCGATTTTTGTCTAGCCATGCTTTATGAATACCCACACGTAAAAGCGACTCAAATCAAAGAGGGTTTGATTGCGCGCTTTTATAGTACGGGTAAAACCTTACCAGCTGAAACCACTATCCGTGATTGGCTTACACGTTGGAAGCGCGAAAATAAAGCGCTGTATACGAAGATGGCAAATCCCGATGCCTGGAAAAACAAATTTATGTCTGCAATGGGCAAAATGGATGAAAAAATTATTCGTATTAACCAATTATGGGAGTTTGACTCAACCCCATCAGATGTGATGTTAACTGATGGTCGTCATTCACTTATTGGCATCATAGACGTATACACACGCCGCACTAAAGTTGTGATCCATCCAACAAGTGATAGCACAGGTATTTGTTTAGTCATACGCAAAGCAATACTTGATTGGGGTATCCCTGAAATTGCGCGCACCGATAACGGTAAGGACTACACATCAATACAAATCAAAAGTGTATTTGATGCGCTTGAAATCAAGCACGAAACAACTAGGCCGTTTTCGGGCGAAGAAAAGCCATATATAGAGCGCTTTTTCAAAACGTTTTCGCATGATTTAGCCGAGTTATTAACGGGCTATATCGGGCATAACGTGTCAGAACGCCAAGCAATCGAAGCTCGTAAAACGTTTGCACAGCGCTTATTAGCAAAACAGGGTGGCGATAAATCAGCTATCGAAATAAACATGACCGCTGAGCAACTACAACAGTTTGTTGATAAATGGATCGAAAGCCGCTATCAGCACAAACCTCATAGCAACTTAGGTAATAAAACACCATTCGATTTATACGCAGCAAGCCGCGACCAAATCAAAGTTATAAATGATGAACGCATCCTAGATGTGATGCTGCAACCAATCCCGTCTAACAGAGGCTTAAGAACCGTAGGCAAAGAGGGCTTAAAAGTAAGTGGTGGTTTTTATATCGCACCAGAGCTTGGGGCCATTGTTGGCGATGAAGTACTTTGCAAATGGGACCCGCATAATGTTGGTCGTATTTATGTGTTTAACCGCATCACAGCTGAGTTTATTTGTATTGCAGTTGATCACACCATCGAATCAGCAGGTATGACGCGCCAAGATGTAGCACACCACGCAAAACGCAGTCAAAAAGCAGAAACAGCCAAACGCTTAAAAGCACTTAAGCAAACCGCAAAATCAAACAACGTTGCTGATATTGCCAACGAAGTACTAAGCCATTACGCAGAGCAAACCAAAGCGCTTACAGCATTACCAAAGCAGCAAGTTGAGCATAGAAATGTAATGACTCAATCAGCTATTGCAGCACTAGAAAGTAAGCCTAGTAATGCTTATACCGACGAGCAATTAAGCGAATTTGAAAAGCGCCGCCAGCAGTTAGAGCAAGACGCAAAAGTGGCTAATGTAAACGCCACACCGTTATTTAACACACCACAAGACAAGGCGCTATATCACAAAAAACAGCGCCTACAGAATCAACTTAGCGAGACAGATGCAACCTGGTTAAACACTTGGGAAATGCAAAACCGTGCCTTGTCTCAACGTCTAGATGACACGTTAAACGAAATGAATGCAGCCTCAGCTGCGCCAACACAGTTACATAAACAGTAAGGGATGCCCCATGAAAAATAAAATCGCAATCGTAAGCAACGTACTTGCAACTCAGCTGATGGTTGAGTCACTAAATCAGCGCGCACACGGTGTGCCAGGTATCGGTTTAGTATATGGAGAGCCAGGCTTAGGCAAAACAACGGCTACTGCATGGCTAGTAAATCGTTGTGATGGTATTTACATTCGCGCCACATCAGGCATGACTTTAGCCCAGTTACTACGTCAAATCGTTAAAGAGCTGAGTGGCCCTGATATCCACTCGCGCGAATCAATGCTGAATTACATTGTTGAGCACATGGCCGTTTATAACCGTCCGTTATTTATTGATGAGGCTGACTATTTATTAAACGACAAAAACACGCTTGAAATCGTACGTGATATTCATGATTTAACCAATTCGCCAGTAGTGCTAATTGGTATGGAAGCTGTACGCCGTAAATTGCAGCGTCATAAACAATTTTATAACCGCATCACGGAATGGTTAGAATTTCAGCCGCTCAAATTTCAAGATCTACAAATCATCGTAGATGCTGTTATTGAAAAGAGCATAACAATTGAACGAGACCTATTAGATCAGCTTTTAAGCGACACTGACGGAGAGGTTCGTCGCATCATTACGGGCCTATCAAAAATTGAAGCCTTTGCAATTGCGAACGGTCTTACAAGCATCGACCTTACACAGTGGGGCAGCAAAGAATTTTTCCTTAAAAAAGCGTAGTAACTGGAATAATTATGAGCCGCCTAAAACTAAAAGATGCATGGCAAGCAATGAAAATCCTTAAAAGTTTTTCATTGCAGCAAGTGCACGATGCGATAGATCACACAACTTTAAACTGCTTAAAAGCCTTTGCTCAGCGCTTAGTCGCTGCAAAGGCGATTGCTGAACATGTGGACTTTGAACACGTTACTTACAGTGTTTTAAACCCCGATTTTGACCCGTTTGATGCGCCTAGCCAAACGGCTAAAAAAACGGGTAATTCAGGCCGAAAGCGTATGTGGCAATCAATGCGAATTTTAACAGAGTTCGAAGCAGGGCAAGTAGCAAGTACAGCAGATGTTTCGCTTAGCTCAGCTCGTTCTTACATATCCATTTTAAAAAAAGCGGGTTTCATCTTTGTTGTCAAAGGTGCTCCCCGCTCAGGCAATGCGATTGAGCGCGCAGGAGAGTCTACGATTTTCCGTTTGTTAAAAAATACTGGCCCAAATCATCCAATACCTAAAACAAAGGGGGTATTTGATGCCAACACCAATAAGCTCATAAAGTTTAAACAAATCCAGCGCAAAAAAATTGTAATGCCTGCCGTCACGCTTGGAGAGGCACATGACTACGAATAATTGGCTTAGCACATTAAAAGCCGAAGTTGAGAAGCAAGGAATGCGAACAGTGGCAGAAAGGCTAGGTGTCAGTAAAGCGACAGTGAGCCAAGTAGTTAACGATAAATACAAAGCCTCTACACACACTATTCAGCAGCGTGTAGAGGGCGCTTTTATGGCATCAAAGGTTGATTGCCCAATCCTGGACGAGATACCGCTCAATGTCTGTTTGGAGCATCAAGCTCGTAAATTTGCTGCAACTAATCATGTGCGCGTTGCTTTGTATAAAGCATGCCGCAACGGTTGCCCACACTCAAAAATCTGCGGGGGTAAATAACCATGCAATTACATAACGCTATCAAAGAATTACAAAGCAGAGGCATACATATACACAGCACACAAAAGGGCTTTAGTCGTCACATCATCGAAGTGGTAGGAACTGCACCAAATCACCTACCAGTAATAACCGAAAAACGAGCAGGGCAAAGCCGTCAGGTTCGCCCTTGCACACTTTACGGCCAAATGGTCATTTTTATTGAAGGATAAACCAATGTCAGAACAACACTTATTAAACCCAAAAGGCCAGCTAATAAACATAAACAACATTCGCCCAGCTGATGTTGTACGCCATGAATTTGTCGAAACAGCCGTATTTAAAGCGCAGCAAATGCACAAGGCACTGGCTGAGTTTAAAGAGCAGCAAATGAGTGAGTTTGATGCGTTTTTAGAGCTATTAGCGCAAGACTACGGTGTAGAAATGGGCGGCAAAAAAGGCAACGTCACACTGCGCAGCTACGACCAAAAATTAAAGGTCACAGTCCAGGTGCAAGAAAGTATTGAGCTTGGCCCCGAACTACTCGTTGCAAAAGAACTTATCGACGAGTGCTTAAACGAGTGGAGCGAAAACGCCAACGAAAACTTAAAACTCATCATTGAGCAAACCTTTGCTACCGACAAAAAAGGCAAGGTCAGTGTGCAAAAAGTGCTTGGTCTACGACGCTTAAAAATCACTGACGAAAGCGGTAAGTGGCAGAGAGCAATGGAAATCATCGCAGATGCAATCCAGGTAATCGACTCAAGCCGTTTTATCCGCTTTTACCGCACTGTTGGCGAGCATGAGCAAGCCATTTCACTTGATATAGCAAAACTTTAGGAGCAGGTCATGGAAGGTAAAACAATTCAAGTAACTGAAAACAGCAAGCTTAGCGAAGTTTTAACATTCATTGCACAAAGCAAAGGGCCAGTTGATATCTGCTTTGAATTTCAGCAGCTCAAGTTTGTAGTGCAAAGCCAATTGAAGGGCGTTAATCCACCTAAGCAATAACGATTTAAAAAGCGCGCAAGGATGCGGCTTTTTATCAAAGTGTTTTGAGTAAAGCACTTTGATAAAAAGCGATGAACAGGAGGTAAATTATGAGTAATCGAGCAATTCATGTGCAAACGGAATTAGAGCTAAGTGTTGTTGCGACCCTAGTTAAATTCCTTGAGTTATCACACACATTCGCTATAGACAGCACCCTTTTTACAGAACAAGAGGCGCGTGATGTTTGTAGCGGTTATTTAAGTTTGCGTGAGCAATTAGATGAGTTTAAACATCATGAATAAAGCAAAAGTAATACAGCTAATTCATATCGCAAAATCTCAATTAGGCCTTGATGATGACACCTACCGAGCTGCGCTATTGGGTTCGGCGGGTAAATCATCATGCAGTGATATGACTATAAAAGAGCTTAATCAAGCGTTAGAGCATTTTATAAAATCAGGGTTTAAGCCTACTTTTAAACGCCGTTTAAGCCCTAAATCAACTCCCAAACAACACGGCGAAGTTAAAAAACTCCGTGCTATTTGGATCACCATGTATAAACAAGGCGTTGTGCGTGATGGGTCAGAGACTGCCTTAGATAGCTATGTAAACCGCATGCTAAACCGAAATAAAGTTGGCAAAAACGTGAGCTTCCATACTCACTTTTTAACCCAGCATCAGGCAGCTCAGGTACTTGAATCACTCAAGCAGTGGCAAAAACGGGAATTTAAAAAACAGCAAAGAGGCAAGCATGACTAAGCAAGAACAACAAACAGAGTTATTTGGCAGTAATGTTGAAGAATTACAAGCCTGTTTGAGTAACCTTACACCTGAAAATGCTGCCGAGGTTCGTAAGCGTTGGCCAAGTAATTTACAGTCACTTGCTTTGCTAATTGAGTCAGAGTTAGCTAAAGCAAAAGTAAGAGATCCACAGTTAGTTAGTGAGTCAATCACGATGGCGATAGGGCATTATTTTGGTGGGCGCGATGTATACATACCAACTGACCAACGTTTAAAAGCAGCACTCAGAGATATCAAAATATGGCAGGAGTT